CCTTCACGAAAAAAGGCGATACCATTCAGGTGGAAAGACCGGCTGTTTATGTTGCAGATGAATTCGGCAGCACAATCAACCTGCAAAACATTAACCCACGTCCTATTCTGGTCAAAATGGACAAGATTGCTGACGTGTCTGTCGAAGTCACAGCGAAACAACTTGCACTGGACAATGTAGAGTTTGACCGTCTTGTTCTTCAGCCGGCGATTACAGCAATCGCTGAAAAGATCAATGCGGATGGATTGGCGCTTTACAAGTATGTCCCTGGTTATGCTGGAACTGCTGGTACTACGCCTGACGGTCTTGATGATTTCGCCAATGCCAGTAAAGTTCTAAACGATAATAAAGTACCAATGTCTAATAGAAAAGCTGTTTGGAATACTTCAGCTCAAGCAAAATTTACTGTTCTTGATGCTATTGTGAATGCTGAGAAATCGGGTTCAAATGAGGCACTCAAAGAAGGATCTCTTGGTAGAATAATGGGTCTTGACAACTTTATGAGCCAGGCTGTCAAAACTCACACCGCTGGTGGCTATACTGCCCTTGCAGATGTAAAAGCGACTTGTGACGTCGACAACAACGCTACAGACGCTACGACCGGTTTTGAGTACTCTGTATTCACTATGGCGTCCACAGCTGGCGCGTCCACTGCAAAGCTTGAAGCTGGTGACATCTTCACTTGCAATGGCAAACAGCACGTTGTTCTCGCTCAAACTGCCGCAGCTGTCGCAGGTGACATTGCAGCTGTCAAAGTATACCCTGCACTTGCAGCAGACATTACGGCTCAAGATGTCACGTTCCCTGACGTCACAGCTCGCGCTCACGTTGCGAACCTTGCATTCCACAGAGATGCATTCGCGTTCGTCACTCGTCCTCTTGAGCCGACTCCGGGAGCTGAGAGTTACACTGTCAAGTTTGGCAACCTGACTCTGAGAGTCACTATGGACTATGATATCAATACTAAGAAAACGATCATGTCCATTGACACACTCTACGGTTACGCGCCGCTTTATCCAGAACTTGCAACTCAGATTCTGGGATAATTGATTTAAAGGGTGTCAGCATAACTGACACCCTTTATTAATCGTAAGAGGTGATAAGCATGAAATGCCCACATTGCGGGAAGGATTGGTCCCCGGAGGTTTATCCGCACCACGTCGCTGCATGCAACCCCGCTGATCAGGATGAAGTTAAACCGGACTCAAAACCTGCACGTAAGAAAGCGTAGGTGATACCATGCTGGGAAAAGTTCTAACTGAACTGAACAACTTCTTTGTAAGATCCTGCGAACGCATCACTGCCAACATAACAGGCCAGACAATCTCCGGGGTGTCCGGCACTTACCTTCCTGGGCAGTATATCCTGATCAAAGACACCATTTTAAATGATGGCGTCTACCGGATCAGCTCAGTAGAACCCGGGGTCTTAACTGTCGAAACAACACTTTCAGATGAGGTCAGCGATATCCGGCTTTTCGGATTGGCAGTGCCTAAGGAAATTCAAGACCTTGCCACAGAGATCCAGACTTTTATCACAGCTGGAAACTCAAAAGATGGCATCGCCTCTGAAAGCCTGGGCGATTATTCTGTCAGCTATGTTGATAAAGGCGGAGGAGGCTGGCAGGCGGTTTTTTCAAAACGTCTAAATGCTTACCGCTCAATCTATCCGGATTTCAGGCGGTGGTAGTATGATCGAGCACAGACTCACACAAACGATCACAGTATCCCGGAAGACCACTTCCGGACGAAATACCATCGGCAGTCCTACTGAAGTTTACACACCACGCACTGAAACGGTACCAGGTCTGATTCGGCAGCTAAGCGCCAGCGAACAGACACAGGGTGGCCGCCGTGCTTCCAAATCTACTCACCGGCTTTATACCATGATCATTGATCTGATTGACACAGACAGAGTTCTCTGCGACGGTATAACCTATGAAGTCGTAGGACCGCCAAACAAGCTCCAGAACATGGGGCGATTTATGCAGACGGATCTGGAAGTGATCAAATGACGCTGAAGTGGAACGGTGATGAGGTAAAGCGGAAGATCAGGGAGATCACGCCAAAGGTCCTCGAGGTAGGCGCCATTGTGATCCACGGCCAAGTCGTTATGGATACACCAGTGGATACAGGTCTACTCAAGAACAGCCTCTCTTATTCGATTGAGAGTAGACAGGAAGGTCTTAACAGCGATCCCGGAGATGTGAAAGCAGATCCGAGTGACGGAGTGCCAATCAACGCCTCTTCAGACGAAATCTGGATTGGTACCAACGTGGATTATGCCGGATACATCGAAATGGGTACGTCTCGAATGGAGGCTCAGCCATTTTTCTCAACCGGTTTTGCGCATTCAAAGAATAAGGCGAAAAAGGCAATGCAAGAATCCTTTAAAAATCTGATGAAGGAGTGAAGTCATGGAAGAGCTGATTAAAGCAGTACTTGATTTAATTGGCGGCGTCAGCCCAAGGCTTTATTATGATGTCGCTCCGGAGGGCGCTGTTTATCCTTATATCGTTTTCAGATTCCCGACGTCAGCTACTGAGTATCAGCGGGAGGATTTTCTCCTGGATATCAGTATCTGGGATAAGCAGCTGGATTCGACTGCGGTTGAAACGCTGGCCACTTCCATCAACAACATTTTAGACCGAGCGAAGATCCATACCGCGCAGGTCACAACATCGATTTATCTTGACGGCAGGTACACACTCCCTGATCCGGACACAATGATCCGTAGACGGCTGCTGAGGTACACCTGCAAAACCTATCTCTAAAGAAGGAGGTTAACTTATGGCTGCACCAGCTGATATCATCCTGGGCGAAGGCGTGTTCTCTATTGGGTCAACTGCTATCGCTCTGACAAGAGGTGGCGGGCGCTTCAGCATTGAACGTACGTACAGACCAATCGAAGCCGATGGCGATCTGGGCCCTGTAAAGGGCAGAATTCGAAAGATCGGCAGCGTTGCAAAGCTTACGCTGAACGCACTTGAAATCGTCCCGGCAAACCTTGCAAAGTTTTACCCTGGGCTTTCAGCTACCACAGGGACCGGGATCGTAACAATCACAGGCAAAGACATCGAGGACGCGGACTATAATGACACAGTCAAATGGGTAGGCAAGACCGCTGCCGGTAAGGCTGTGACAATCACACTCGATAATGCCATCAATCTTGAAAACATCTCATGGGATCTTATCGACAAAGATGAGCTCGTTCCTGAGATCACGTATACTGCGACGTATCTTGAGAGTGCTCGCACTACTGAGCCGTGGGATGTCGTCATCGCAACAGCATAATATAAGTGGAGGGGTGCGTGCGCTCCTCCACTTTTTTAGGAGGAAAATCATGAGAAAACTTACCACAGGAGATCTATTCACACTTTCTGAGATCCTTGATAAGGCCGATATCCCGTTTGTGGGTGTTGACGGCGGGGCAATCATCAGCGGTGCTGTTAAATCCATCCACAAAGCAAAGCCTGAACTTATCGCATTTGTAGAAGACGTCATGGAAATCAAGGATTTTGAAAAGCTTTCTCTTAAGGAATCCGCAGCAGTTCTTAAAAAATTCCAAGCGGAAAATGGGAAAGACGTGTCGGATTTTTTTCAAGAACTCATGGCCGGAGAATAGAAACACTCGACCTCATTTTTAGTCGATATTCGGACATGTCGTACTTCATGCGGACCACTGCGTCAACGGGAATTAAATTGATCAGTCAAGCCAATGAAAAAACCAGAGAAGCTGAAGCGTATCAGCTTTATGCGAGTTTATATCCGCATATTGATCCTAAAAAGTTTATGAGTTTTTCAGAGTTTTATAAACCTGTAAATAAAATATCCACAAGACCTGCTGCGGAGATCCTGGCGGAAGCGGAGCAGATCGCGATTGAATTGAGTGGGAAGAGGTGATGAGGGATGGAACTGTTTACACTGCTTGGAAAGGTTAAAATCGATGACGCCGGGATAGAAAAAATCGATGCCGCAAAATCGAAGGCTACTGCGCTTAGCCAAAAGCTGGATGGCATCAGTGGAAATCTTAAGAATTACGGCGACAATATGACAAAAAACGTCACTCTGCCTATTTTGGGTGTCGGAGCGGCCTCGTTCAAGTTAGCATCTGACCTCAGCGAAAACCTCAATAAATCAGCGGTTGTGTTCGGTAAAAACTCCAAAGCCGTAGAGGACTGGTCGAAATCATCTTTGAAGTCTTTCGGCATATCCCAGTCAACAGCGCTCGACATGGTATCGGTATTTGGCGACATGTCGACCAGCATGGGTCTCAATGACGCCCAGGCTCTTGAAATGAGTAAATCCATGGTAGGGCTGTCTGGAGATCTCGCGTCATTTAAGAACATCAGCATCGATAGGGCACAGTCTGCCCTGACAGGCGTATTTACAGGTGAAACCGAGGCGCTTAAAGGTCTTGGCATTGTAATGACTCAAGCCAATCTCGAAGCTTTTGCAATGAGCCAAGGCGTTAAGAAAAACATCAAAGACATGTCTCAAGCCGAACTTGTTCAGCTCAGATATCAATACGTTATGGCCAACACCGCAAACGCCCAGGGTGATTTCTCGAGGACTTCCGATGGCGCAGCTAACCAGATGAGGATCTTCCAGGAGTCGATCAAAGAAGCTGGCGCCTCGATCGGAAATGAGCTGCTGCCACTGCTGACGCCGATCATCGAAAAAGTGAACGAATGGATCCAGAAATTCTCAAGTTTAGATTCAGGCACTAAGCAGTTTATAGTCAGAGCTGCACTGTTTGTGGCCGCAGCTGGGCCAATCATTTCGATCGTGGCTGGCGTTGTCGGCATGGTCGCTACGGCCATTACAACATTTGGAGCGCTGTCGGGAGCTGTAGCCGCTGCGGGCGGAGTAATCGCAGTATTAACCGGGCCAATTGGTTTAGCCGTGGCAGCTGTCGCCGGTCTCATCGCTATTGGTGTTGCACTTTGGAAGAACTGGGACGTCGTCACAGAAAAAGCCAGAGTTTTCAAAGCAATGATCTCAGGAGTGACCGATAAAATTAAAGGCGGAATCAGTAAGCTTAAAGATTTTCTCGGGCTTCAAGACAAGACCAGCTCATCTAAAAGTAGCTACAATGATCTGCAAAATGAAAAAGTTCGCGTAAATGGGTCTCACGCTGGCGGACTTGATTACGTTCCTTTTGATGGCTATGTAGCAGAGCTTCATAAAGGCGAGAGAGTTTTAACAGCTGAAGAGAGCCAGCGCGAAGACAGATATGGCGTCTACAGACCAGAAAAACAGGAACTCGTAATATCCGGAAAGTTAGTAATTGAGGGCGTGAATGATGATGGCGTCTTCGTAAAGGCTGCGGAATATGCTTTTGATAAACTTTGCAACGAGCTCCGAAAGGGGGCAAGAGTTAAATGATCTATGATAGCAGTGCTGCCTTAATAGCTGACAACGTAAAAACGACAATTAATAAGAAACCGATTTTGATACGAAATACACTGCTTGATGGTTCAACTCACGTGCAGATCATCGGGTCACCAGAGACTGAAATTCAGTTTTCAACGGTCCTCGATATAACGGGAAAAGAAGCTATTGAGCTCGCGTATTCAACCGGGGATTCCATAAGCATAGAGACAGATGATGTGAGCTATTCAGGGATACTGACAGGGATTGTTCATACTTCAAGGATCGCTGGGATGTTTGAACTGTCCGGCACATTGGTTGTCGAGGCGGTGGTCTGATGCGGACCATCCCTTCAGAACTATTGACCCGTGTAAAAAAGAAATGGCAAGTGCCGGCCAGTAACGCCGATTCTGCCATGAAGGTTTATCTCAGCCGGGGATTTATCAATGAGCTGTTCCAGGTGTTCACGATCCAGGAAGGCGCGGAGCTGACGGATGTGGATGTGACGGTGAAGCGCACGGATACATCGGCTGAACCGGCGGAGGCGTTCGCGCTGGCGATCAATGATGGGGTGGCTCAGGTGAAGTCGAAGCAGCTGCCGTATGATGATCAGATCCCGTGGGTGGATAGAATGACGGTGGCTCTGAGTGCTACGGCGGTAGCGATTGAGTTTGACGGGTACTGGGATCGGGATTATGCGACGCGGCGGTTTAACTTTGTGACGGAGGAATACCCGTGGTTGTTTTACGTCCAGGGCGGGACGCTATACGCCAAGTACTGGGAAGACGCAGAGATCACGCTGGCGACGGATGTGGTGAAGGTCTGCGCGATCCGGGGATGGCTGCCGGCGAATGGGGATCAGTCGAATGACCAGGGGCTGATTGTGGCGTACATCAAGACAGATGGGCTGGTTTATTACCGGTCGTACTGCATTCAAGAAGACTTGACCAAGCTCTGGGAAGTGGAACGCAACGTAGCGGAAATTCTGACTACTTGCACCGATTTAGCCTTATTCCGGACCAATGACTTTAGAATCGGATTTCTGATAGCCACGGGCGGGAATATGTATTGGCTTTTGACAGAACGCAATTATGCTGGGATGAGTGTTTGGCCGGACATGCTGACAGGCAAGTTCAATATGACATCGATTGATCTTATCGACATTGAATTTATCGATAAATCAGCTCCGGACGAGTATTTAATAGGAACATTTGAAACGCTATGCGTCGGTCTTAACCTTGAATCTGATGCTGCTGCCACGTGCTTAACCGCAGAAGCGACTCTTCCGAGCACGATTACACTTACATTCAGCCAAAATCTCGCAGGTAGCATTTCGAGACTTAAAGATCGCATTACCATGACAGACGTGGCTGGAACGATCACTTACCCGATTGTTTCGGCTTCGATCGGCGCAACGCAAAACAAACTTGTGCTTATATCTTCAGCTGAGTTCAGTATAGAAAGTAATGTAAAGATCACTGTTGGCGAAGCGATGGTATATTGTAAAACAGCATCTGGTGGTATGTATCCAGTTTCTCCGTTTGTTATCGAAGCGCCGTTGATATTCGATCCAACGCCGGAAGAATACTTAACTGGACAGTTTAATATGAAAACGGTAACACTTACTGAGATATTTTATTCATCAACTGAACCGACAGACGAGTACCTTACTGGCAAATTTAATATGGCGAAGATCGACTACATCAAAATTGGAAGTGGTGACATTTAAGAGAGGGGTGATATTGTGATACAACCTAAAGTAAAACTTCATAACCGATTTGATTTTGAAATATATGATGTCGAAACCAAAGAAACAACATACGCTAAAGCTGAAAATATTGTATTAAATGCATTATATTCCGCTGTCTCAGGCTTCTTTAATCGCATTGGTGTTGGAACGGGTACCGGAACTTTAAGTCCAACAAGAACCACATTATTTTCATATCTTGGAGGTTTAGATAACACAATAGTAGATGTTGAACGCGTCTATGATACAGACCTAACCGCTCATGTAACTAAAAAAAGAGTGTTTTCAGAAACAGAGGCGATCGGTGTTTGGACCGAGGTTGGTATAGCGACTAGCACAACCACCACATCTTTCAGAACACATGCACTAATCGAGGACGCGGAAGGTAATCCGATAACTATTAATAAAACTAATACTAAAATAATCACAGTATATGCCACTATTTATGCCGAATTATTAGAACCACCTGCTGGTCAATTTACTATGGCGCTTGGTTCAAACAATGGGGTTTTGCGATTTATTATAGGTGATGGGTATGTTGATTATTGGGGGTTTGTATTAACGAGTTTAAAACAAACCAATGGTAAACCGTCTATGATGGGTTTGGTATTTGGTCATTTCTCGAGTATAGGTTCAACGACAGACGGAACTAATAAACGTGTTTATACGCCTGTCAAAAGAATAGCTACCACTGAAGCCAATGGTTACCCTATAAGAGGGATAGCTTTAGCTGGAACTATGCCTGGAGGTACTGCAACAAACACAGCATATGATAAAATTTTTGGTGGTGTATCTTTCCCTCATTCTACTTTATTTCCAGGAAAAGCTTTTACTAATATACCCATAGGTACAGGAGATGGAGTAACTACAGAGTTTGATTTCCCTCTAAATAATATCAATCCAGAGAGTGAAGTTATTTACGTCGGTGGCGTTGCTAAAACCAGAGGAGTAGACTATACCGTTTTGTACGGTATTAAATCTACAGAAACTCTTTTAGTAGATAACCCTTATGTGTATAAGAGGTTTCCTGTGGAATATTCCGAAACCATTGAACTGCCACAGCCCTCTGGCGCATATGCGGATGGGGCAGCTACTATCACGTCGGTAGTGGCTCAGAATGGTTCCCTCACAGATGCTTGGACATCAGAACATTTGTTTGAGCTTTCTTTGGATAATATTAACTGGGTAACAATTGGTAGTGGCGCTACATGGACAAGGAGCAATGTAAAAACTATGAATTCCTTTACTCCTGATAAATATAAGTATTTAAGAATCACCTTGAAGAAAGACCCGACAGCTACTTATTCATCATTAAATTATATCAAAATATATGCGACGCCACCTTCTTCACAAAAGCAAATAAAGTTTAACACTCCTCCGGCTAATACTTCGGCTATAACATCTGATTTTACAGTAGACTATATTCCTAAAACGTCAAACTTTGTTATAGATCTTCAGGCAGAACTGGTATTTGGGGAGGTTTAATCTTTATGAAAAAAGGATATTGTTCATTTTGTGACGTCGAATTTGAATATTTTACACTGCGAAACTTCATCATCCACGCTCCGTGCAAACAGTGCGTCGAAGTCGAACCGTGTGAACCAGAAGTGATCGAAGAACCTCAAAGCGAGGTGGCAGAGGATGGAACTAACATTTGAATACAATGCCTACTTAGGCAGCGGGATAAACCCCGCTGCTATTCATTTGCCTGATAACAGTGTTTATTTGTTCGCAGTGGATGCCGGAAGACTTAAAGCGCAGAAATGGACGCCGGATCCGGGTGATCTACCCTGGGCGACGCCGGTCTTTGGTGATGCGTTTATCGCAACCAGAGATAAGTCGCTTAGCCTTTACCGAATGAAAAACGTCCCACGCGTAGGCATGTTTGGTGCCTGGCATCAGGACGCTGTAATGGATGGCGAGACAGTTATTATGCCAGAGCGCCAGCGTTTCGCCATTTGGGATGCGCTCAATGATATCACCAACTATCTTGAGTCCGGTGAGATCCGGATGGACCTGTATAACATCGTGGCAAGTGCGAGCTTCACTTTTAAGAATCCATCTCAGCATTTATCAGGTGAGACAAACAGCCGAATGACGCCAGGCAATAAGATCGAATTATTCTTCACAGCTGGCGATAGTGCGGACTATCCGATGGGCGTGTTTTACTGTGACCGGATTGACATGACTGCCGCCGGTGAGACTATCACGGTGGATTGTCGGAATATCAGCGGAAAGCTGCTTAAAGATCAGACGCTTGATGAAGATAACACCTACTTGCCAATGCCGTTCAGCGATGTATTAGAAGCGTATTTAACAGCTGCTGGGATTACTAATTATGATGTGCAGCCATCGGTGGGAGAAGCTCCGTGGTCTCCTGGTTTTGAGTTCACGCCGGACATGGATAAGCTGACTGCATTCTTTGGTATGATTCAAAACTCAGTAAACTGGGTTGCCAGAGAGACGCTCGATGGCCAGATTATTGCCGGGTCCACAGTGACCTATCAGCCGATCATTGATCTTAACAGCAAGTATACCTTCAACCGCGGATCTGATCTGTACAGCCGTGGCGTGACCAGAGATGACAATGATGTATTCAGCCGAGTTTGCTATCAGTCAAAACAATCGGCCACTGAGACGACTCCAGAGACGACCATAAGAGCCTATGCAAATGTGCTCCATGCGTTCGAGTGGGCATATGCGCCAAATAAGACGATCTATCTCACAGCACCGGATGATACTGTGCTCGCTGAGCTTCAGGACCTGGCCGACGCGCTGGCATCCAGGATGGCATACTCCGGTATCATCGAGCAGTTTTCAGGACCATTCAGGCCGCATATCATCCCAGGCGATGAAGCTGAGATTATCGCGGATGATGGTACACATCTTCTCGGTTTGATCACTACTGTCAATCACAGCTTTGGGACCGGTGGATTTTCAACGAGCTTCACTGTAGATAGCGCTGGCGTCATAGGCAAGCCACAGCTGCGCGATTTAATTGAGAAAGTCAGCGGGAAAGGTCAAAACAGCAGTATCAAGCGATTATATTAGCGAGGTGATCACATGGCGGAAATTTGTCCATACCACTCAGAACACGCCGCAATACTTAGCCGATTAAAAGAAGATACATCAGAATTATTTGAAGTCAAAGACAATCATACACGGGCACTCTTTGACCTCGACAAAAAATGCTCGCATTTGGACAAGTTTAATCAGGATGCTCAGCGCAGGCTTGATGATCATGAATCACTCATCAAAGCTATTGCAAAAGTTGGAGATGAAATGAGCAAAACCAACGACAAACTAAGCAAACTATTAGAAACACAAGAAATTGACCGCAAGCGAATAGAACTTTTGGAACAGCAGCCAGCGCTTGATGCACTTGCTCGCCAGAAGCGTGTCAAAGAAATAATTCTTACGGTCGTTGTTACATCGGCAGCCAGCGGCACGATTGCCTATATGGTCGCACTCAGTAAATTGGTGGTGAGGTAAATGGCAAAGATTTTGATTGATCCAGGGCATGGACCGGGAAACGCGAACAAAGGCCCAACCGGATATTTCGAGCACGTCGGCATGTGGATCCTATCAAAGCACCTTCAGGCAGCGCTCATCCGGTGCGGTATCACAGCGGCACTTACCAGGGCGGAGGATGCATATCCAGGTACAACTGCCAGGGGCACTATGGCGAGGGGGTATGATTGCTTCATCAGTCAACACTCAAACGCCGGCGCGGCATCGGCCAGAGGTTGCGAGGTTTATTACTCAGGACTTAGGCCAAACGACAAGAAATGGGCTGCTGAGATTGCGATCCAGTCCGCGCAGCTCATGGGTAATCCAAATCGAGGCGCACTCACAAAAGGATCCGCGGCCAGCCCTGGCCAAGATTATTATGGTGTGATCCGGGCGGCAGCCGCTACCGGTTGTCCTCATATCTTCCTGGTTGAATCCGGATTTCATTCGAATCCTCAGGATGAAGCCTGGTTAAAGTCCAGTGAAAATCTTAAGAAGCTGGCAGAAGCTCAGGCGGCGATCTTGTGTCAGATGCTTGGCGTGAAATACGTCTCTGAAGTCGTCAAAACCGCTCACTGGGGTGAACCACTGATACGTCAGCTGATGGATGATAAGGTCATAACATCCTGGCATGATCCTAACGACGTTGTTACCTGGGCTGAGCTGGCGGCGGTTGTTATTAAAATGAAGGAGGCAAAATAAATGGAATTCAACGATTTTTTAAGTGTGGACTATGTCGCTTCATACCTGGGATCCATAGTCGTGATCATGCTCATCACGCAGTTTGTGAAAGAGCTGCCGCTGATCAGTAAGTTGCCGACGAAGTATTTAGTATTTATCATAGCTCTGTTGCACTTGATGATCTTTGTCCGGCCTGAGCTGGTGCTGGAGGCTATCGCTCTCACGCTGATTAATGCGCTGCTTCTTACATTGACGGCTACAGGTGGGTATGACTTTGCTGTTAAAAAGACGATTGTAACGTTTGATGAGATTGCGGAGCCTGCCGCTGATCCGGATCACGCCTGAGACCCCGTAAGGGGTCTTTTATATTTGAAATTATGAGCATTAATGGTTAAGAGTGTTATAATTATGGTATCGATAGGATATATTACATAAAAAAGGAGGATATTAATGAAACGATTAGTACTTTTATTGGTCGCGCTTCTTGCTCTTTTCTTGTTCGGCTGCGGGTCTGATGCAGAATCAAAAGAGACCCAGGCAAGCGAACCTGAACCAACGGTTGTAACTGAGGACCAGAAATCAGCATTCACGGCATTTGAAACTGAGATCAACGATCTATCGGCAAGGCAGGCAGAGTTATTCGGGCTCGTAGCAGAAGCTGAGGGCAAAATGACAGCTGGCGAATTTACTGCTCTGGACATGTATGAACTTGCGGATATAGCTGAGGAATCCGCTAATAACATCTGGACGGCCTATGGTGATGTAGAAATCACTGATGTCTACAGTAAAGCCCACAAAGAAGTTTTAAAGAAGGTTGTCGACGATCTCGAGATGTCTGCATTTTTACATAAAGAAGCTTATGGGGCATATAAAAAGTATCTGGATACAGGGTCTTTAGAGGAAGCAAATCAGTTTAATGACGATATTGAAAGTTCACAGCAATACACTATGGCAGCTGCGGTAGGCATCACCCAGGTTAAAATGGATCTAGGAATAGAGTAGGGCACTCCAGTTAACTTTTATGTCGGTATGTGTTAATATCTATTGAGATAGACACATTAAGGGGTTCATTCTTTCGGGATTCAGGGGGGCTCGGTTCGCCTCCACCAGCAAATCCCGAAAATTCTACGGTCTTTTGACTGTCGAATTTTCGGGTTTTTGTATTTTTTGGCTCAGGAAGTGTTAGTATATCTATGTCGATAGTATTATCATAAACAACTACTTTTTTTACAAACATTTGAATCGCTTCCTTTTGCTCCTCGGCAGACATTGATTTAATTTCGCGAAACCTGCTAAGATACGTTTTGATCTTCTCGACGGAGTAAGATCTTGAGGACTGCTGGAAGCTCGCTTCAGCTAAACGGATCGAGAGAATCGCCTTTGAGGATTCAAGTTCATCCATTTTACTTTTCATGGATGGGTGGAACATCCCCATAGCTATCGCGTTCACGATATTCTTAAGCTCGGACTCAACAGCTGCAATCTGTTTTTCAAGAGCTTTTATGAGTTTGGGGATCTCTCGATCCTGCTTTGCAATGTGATCATGAATAGCCTTTGCGACCTGATTAATAACCTCATCAGAAAACAAAGTGTCATAAAGTGCGTTGACCACATGATCCTCTATGAACACCTTATTGACCGGTTTCATGCTGCATGTCTTGAGCCGTCGCTTTGTTCCACACTCGTAGTAAGAATAGATATCTTTGTTACGACCACCTTTTGATTTATTGCCGACCATCGCCCCGCCACAGCTGCCGCAGTAAATGATTCCGGAAAGCAGATAGACGGTCTTTGCTCCATAAGATCCAGGCGCGCGTTTATTATCCGTCAGCTTGGATTTTACTTTGTCCCATAGCTCCATAGGGATGATAGCAGGGCAGCCACCAGGGATCCGGATAACTTCCTCGTCGGGTTTAGACTCATGGTTATTCCGTTTTCCCGCGACTTTCCTTGAGGACCGGTTAAACACAAATGTACCATTGTACTTTTCATTTCTGAGAATCTCACACACGCTGTTCTTTGCAAAGGGTCTGCCTGTTTTCGTCTTGTAGCCTTTTGCGTTCAGCTCGTCAACAATTGTACCGTAGCCATACCCGGAACTGAAAAGCTCATAGATTATCCTGACAGACTCTGCCTCAATCTCATTGATGACGTAGGTCCGATCGGGTCCGATATCAAAGCCTAAAGGCGGTTTACCCCCGGTATGCTTACATTGATAGGCGGTTTCCATCATACCTTTCATAACCTCTCTGGATAGGTTTCGGCTAAAGTATTCCGCCATACCCTCAAGAACGGATTCCAGGATCACAGATTCCGGGCTGCCATCCAGATTCTCCAGAACGGAATGCAGCTGCACACCATTCTTTTTCAGGTGGCGTTTATAGAAGGCGCTGTCGAACCGATCACGGCTGAAGCGGTCCAGTTTATGGACAATAACGGATTTAAAGTGACCAGCTTCGGCATCGTCCATCATGGCCAGAAATTCAGGGCGCTGATCCGTAGTGGCGGTCTTCGCTTCATCCGCATAGATTTTTACAATGTTCATCTGATTTCGTTCAGCGTACTCCCGGATTGCTCTGACCTGGGCATCTATAGATTCCTCACGTTGGTTGTCTGATGAGTAGCGTGCGTAGATTACGGCGTTCATGATAACCTCCTAAATTTCGACAAAAGTAATGGTTGCTTATTAAAATGGACTTTGCTATGCTTATTATAGAACAAATGTTCGGTGCTATCAACCCAGCTCCAAAGGAGGCTAAAACATGCCAGCGGTTGCACTAGATAACACAAAAATAGAATTTATTTGGGTCAATGGTGTCTACATAAAGAATAAAAACTATAAGAAAAAAGGTAGCTAAGCGGCTACCTTTTTTTCATGTTTTCGGCTATTTCAATTAGTTTTTCAAGGTCTTCCGGTGAGAGCTTTAAGTCCTGTGCTTTCTTAGCTGCTCTAATATAACCAATCTTAAGGTCCTTTAACTCCTTAGGAAGCTCGTCCTCAAAGATGTCGTAAGCGTCATCATCTTCAGATCCAAGGATGCGCCCAACACTTACTGAAAAAATCTCAGCAAATTTTTTCAAGATCTCAGGATTCGGCATCTTGTATCCGCGCTCGTAATGACCGATCATAGCATCTGACTTACCGATCAGTTTTCCTACCTCTTCTTGAGTCTTACCTGATTTGATTCTAAGCTCTCTGAGACGTGCTCCGATCTCGATACTGCCTGTATCATGCGCCATAATAACATCACCTATAAACAAGATATCACACCCTTCTGTAAAATAAAACTAACATTTTGTGTATTAATTTGAAAAAGACTCTTTACAAACTCCTAATATTAGTATAATATGAGGATGAGCTTAAAAACCGCTAACGAAGTGAGGTGAAACTTTTGGATATTGGGAAAAACTTAACACTGCTTAGAGCTTCAAAAAAACTTACTCAGGCTGACGTCGCAACGATTCTGGGCGTAAGCCGGCCGACGTATATCAAATTAGAATCTAATCCTAGATTGTTTACACAAGAGCAGATTGAAACTCTGAAAAGGCTGCTTGAAGTGGAATACGAGGATATTTTTTTACCCAAAACCACTCATAATGTGAGTGTTTAAAAGGCACTACAACTAATAATGGGAGGTGAAAAATTTTAATGCTAATGCAGCGCGTCCGGGTCACCTTGGACCGGAAAACCGGAAGAGTGGTCACCAGTGAAAACATGAACACAGAGGAATTAAAGAATGAAGAGCTAGGCAGATCCGCGGCGATCCTGATCACAGGGATGAGCTTGGACGACTGCGCTAAAGAAATCGAGGAGGGTTAAGGATGACACATCCAAAATTACACGTTCAGTTTTCAGAACATGAAAGCGTTGATTACATCATCAATAATATCAGCTGCGGTTTTGATAAACGCATCTTGCTTTACTGGGTGAAAAGTTTTTCTGGAACTTATTACTTCGATTACAGAACAAAGGAAGTCACGCTGGACACTGGCGTTGAAATCAAGAAAATGGACGGAATCACATTTGAAGTCATTAATTAGGAGGGTTAAGTTTGTACGAAAAACTATTGAAGCGAATCGAGTATGCAAAGAAGTCCATACTGCCCAGGGACAATCTTTATGTGATGAAAGGGATGATAGATATGGCATACGAGTTAAAAGCAATCACTATAGAAGAGTTTCTGGCATTAGATCGCGAGTGTGTCGCTAAAGGGATCAACAATCCAAAATACTTCTAAAGGAGAGATCAGAAATGAATAACTATTTTTACTTTACGTTCGGATCTGAAGGCCAGCTATTCCGGAGGGGCTATGTAAAAATCAGGGCTGACACACTTCCAGCTGCTAATAAGAAATTCATTGAACACTATGGCGATAAAGCCTGGAAGGACAAAGACAGCAGAATCCTTAGTTACGCCTTTCCTTATAACCAGAAAGAGTTTGATCTAAGCGAACAGTTTAGAACCGGTGACTGGAGCATATGCCATGAAGTTATTGAATAGGAGGGATCAGATGAAGCTCAAGGATCTGCTCTACGATCACTATGATCCGGATGAGGTAAGCCGGACTGACACCATCGATCCACAGGAAGACGACTGGCTCTTTGAAGAGGAAGGAGGTGAATCATATGCTGGAAATCATCATAGTGCTGCTGGTAGGGATAGCGCTGGGCGGTCTGATCATAGGTCTCTTAGCATTCGAGGCAGGCTTTGTTAAAGGCGATCATAACGGCTACCATCGGCATAAAGTCGAAATGGGTCAGGCCCTGAACTACATGGAAAGACAGGATCTATTTATCCAGGCTGTCAAAGAATACGACCCAAAAAGAAAAAGGACCCAGAGCGCTAGTGCGACTCAGGGCCAATAAGATTTTCACTCACCCATATTATACCACTATTTTAGGAGGATACCCATGGAAATCCAAATTAATGTAACTCTAAACGCCGATAAGCTCGCTGAGGCAATTCAGGCTCTGGCATCATCTCTATCCGGAGTCAGCATCCCTGCTGCTACGGTACCAGCGCCTGTGAACGAGATCCAGAAAAAGAAAACCGAGAAGGCCGCACCACCTAAAGAAGAGTTACCTTTTGAGCCGGATCCGCAGCCAGTCGAGGAAAAAAAAGCCGAAAAAGCGACAGAGCTCACGCTGATCGATCTTAGAGAGAAGTTCAAGACGCTCCAGGAGAAGGGGCTCAACGTCAAAGAATTCCTCCAGGCGAACTTCAGCATCACAAAGATTACAGCCCTTGAGCCTGATCAATTCGCTGAGGCAATCCGTTTAGGTGAAGAGGCGGTGTCCTAATGGCACACGCACTGCTTAGCGCTTCAGGCGCAAAACGATGGCTGGCCTGCACACCATCCGCACGACTTGAGGCTGAGCTGCCGGAATCGACTTCTGTATTCGCAGAAGAAGGCCGCCTGGCGCACGAACTGGCTGAAGCTTATCTACTCAAAGCACTTGGCAAGATCAAGACCTCAGAATTCAATAAGCTGCTGAAGCCTATCTACGCACACAAGCTTTACTCAAAGGATATGGACGACTATGTGGGCATCTACGTGGATGAAGTCATTAGACGCCTGAACGAGGCAAGAGCGGAATGCTCCGAGGATGCTGAAGTATTTGTAGAACAGCGCCTGGACTTCTCAAAATGGGTCCCTGAAGGTTTTGGGACCGGGGACGCGATCATCATCGCCGGAGGGATCATCGAGGTAGTGGATCTGAAGTACGGAAAAGGGGTCCCGGTTTCAGCTGAAGACAATCCGCAAATGCGCCTTTATGGTCTTGGCGCCTACGACGAGTACGACTGTCTCTACGATATCCAGACCGTCAGAACAACCATTGTCCAGCCTCGACTTGATTCAATCAGCACGGAAGAGCTGAGCGCCTCAGACCTTGTCAAATGGGCAGAGGATGAAGTTAAACCGAGAGCGGATCTTGCCTTTGAAGGTAAAGGCGAATTTTGCGCCGGAGATCACTGCGGCTTCTGCAAGATCAAGGCAACATGCAGAGCCAGAGCTGAGGCAAACCTTGCACTTGAAGTTTATGTAGACAGATCGGGACCGGAGCTCACCATTGATGAAATCGGAGAAATCCTTTTCAAACTGGACGAGTTTAAGAAGTGGGCAGAGGAGTTAAAGAAATACAGTTTGGATCAAGCTGAGAACCACGGCATCAGATTCCCAGGGTGGAAATTGGTGACCGGCAAAAGCAATCGCACCTATGTTGACGCGGAAAAAGTCGCCGCTGCCCTGCTAAATGCAGAGTACAGCGAAGACATCATCTATGAAAAATCGCTCCTTGGTATTACAGCCCTTGAGAAAGCGATCGGAAAATCAAAATTCAAAGAGCTGCTTGAGGACGCACAGGAGAAGCTGATCATCAAGCCAACAGGCAAACCAACACTGGTACCAGAAAGCGATTCACGCCCTGAACTCAATTCTCTGGCATCCGCAGAGGCTGCCTTCGAATATTACGACCAAACAAACTAGGAGGAATTTTAAATGGCTATGACACTTAGAGACACTCAGGTAGTAACGAAAAAGGTTAGATTCTCATACGCTCACGTCTTCGAGCCAAACGCGGTCGAAGCTGGCCAGGAAGAGAAATACTCAGTTTCAATCATCATCGATAAGACCGACAAAGCGACGCTGTCCATGATCGACAAAGCCACAAAGAACGCGGTAGAAGCTGGCAAAGCAAAGCTCGCTGATAAGAGCGGCAGAGTCAACATGAACGCCATCAAGACGCCTCTCAGAGACGGCGACGTGGATCGTCCTGACGACGAGGCATACAAAGGCTGCTACTTCCTTAACGCCTCATCAAAGCAAAAGCCAGGCGTTGTGAAGTTCATGGGCAAAGACGCTGCGGGCAAGAATATCCTCAAGAAAATCGAGGACACCACTGAGTTTTACTCAGGTTGCTTTGGCCTTGCTGATCTGAACTTCTACGCCTTCAGCGCATCCGGAAACAAGGGTATTGCCGCAGGACTTAACAACGTGATCAAGCTCCATGATGGCGACTACCTCGGCGGCAGAGCTTCAGCGGATGATGTCTTTGGCGAAGTCGAGATCGATGACATCGACGTTGACGGCGACGACAGCTGGATGTAATTATGGCCAGAGTATTAACCTGCGATATTGAAACGTATAGTAGCGTAGACCTCGGGAAATCCGGGGTTTACGCGTACTCTTCCTCTCCGGACTTCCGGATCCTCCTCTTTGGATTTGCCCTTGATGATAATCCGGTGGAGGTCATAGATCTCGAAAAGCCACAAAACAAATTCGACATTGAGTCGATCGTCCAGATGCTCCATGATCCGCACATCATCAAGACCGCTTACAACGCACAGTTCGAGCGAGTCTGTCTTGAAAATCATTTTGGTCTTGATCTGGATCCTGCTCAGTGGCGGTGCACCATGGTCCATGCAGCTATGGCCGGTCTCCCAACTGGTCTCGATAATACGGCCAGGGCACTAAACCTGGACGCAGAGAAGGACAAGCGCGGCAAAGCGTTGATCAAGAAATTCTGCATGCCAGGTAAAGTAGAAACCCTCTTCGATGATCAGGACTGGCTGGACTTCATCGAGTACTGCCGACAGGACGTCGTGGTGGAGCGGGAGATCAGGGTGCGCCTCAAAGGGATGTATCCTATCACCAGTCAAGAGCTCGAACTCTGGGCGCTGGATCAGCAGATTAATGATCATGGCGTGCTCCTGGACATGGATCTGGTCGATAACGCTATGGCCATAGACAAAATGACAACACAGGACCTCATGGAAGAGGCTCGTATCCTCACCGGCCTAAGCAATCCAAACAGTAAGACACAGATAAAGAAATGGCTCTCAGACCGTGACAATGATGTAGAGAGCCTCGACAAAGCCGCTTCTGCGGACATCCTCAAAACCTCAGACTGCCCAGACGTGATCCGTTTCATGACGATCCACAAGGAGCTCTCGAAAACCTCTGTTAAGAAATACGATGCAATGAAACGTGCCGTATGCAGTGACGGACGTGTTCGTGGGCTCCTTCAGTATTATGGGGCAGCGCGTACAGGGCGATGGGCAGGACGCTTGGTACAGGTTCAGAACCTCCCACAAAATAAGCTGAAGGATCTCGACTTTGCGAGAAACCTGGTCCTTGAAGGCAATCACGACCTGATTGATGTCTGCTACGAGTCAACGGCAGACGTATTGAGTCAGCTGATCCGCACGGCGTTCATAGCGCCGTTTGGAAAACGCTTCATCGTGGCGGACTTCAGCGCGATCGAAGCGAGAGTCATCGCCTGGCTTGCCAACGAACACTGGCGCCAGGAAGTCTTCTCGACACACGGCAAGATCTATGAGGCCTCAGCTTCGCAAATGTTTAAAGTTCCGATTGAGGAAATTGGTGAAGGCAGCCCGCTCAGACAAAAGGGTAAAGTCGCGGAACTCGCGCTTGGTTATGCTGGAGGCGTCAACGCGCTCAAGAAAATGGGCGGAGAGAAAATGGGCCTCACAGAATCAGAGATGCAGCGCATCGTAGACGTATGGCGACAAGCTAATCCTAACATCACTCAGTTATGGATTGACGTGGAGCAAAGCGCGATCAGCGCCGTATTAAGGAAAGATAAGCTCACGCTCCAGTACGGCCTCAGCTTCATTGGGACGGGTGATTATTTCTTTATACAGCTCCCAAGCGGGCGCCGTCTCAGCTACTATCAACCGGAAGTCCAGACGGATGTCAGGTTTAACCGGCCAAAGCTCACCTTTATGGGTGTCAACCAGACCACGAAGAAATGGGAGAGACAGGACACCTATGGGGGAAAACTGGTGGAGAACATTATCCAGGCAATCGCCAGAGACTGTCTGGCCGTCTCCATGCTCAGACTTAACGACGCAGGCTACCCAATATGTTTCCATGTACATGATGAGGTAATTATTGAAGCTGGTGCAAGTCACACACTGGATGAAGCTGTGGATATTATGGGCGAAAAGATTGACTGGGCGCCTGGACTGATCCTCACATCAAAGGCTTATGAAACCGTTTACTATAGGAAGGATTGATCTGATGAATAAATGTGATAAGTGCAGCTGGTGCTGCCCCGATACTTGCAAGATTTGCAGACGAGAAGAGGAGGAGAAAAATGTCTCAGATATTCGAACCCGGGAAAGTCTATGAATTCAAAGACGTACGATTTGTCTCTGACCATGTAGGCAGCGTGCATGACATGGACGAGAGGATGCTTCGAAAGGTCCTCATCATGAACGGCGGTAAGATCGTCGGCACTGGTGGCACTGAAGATCGTCTCGACTACAACGGTGAATCCATGATGATCAAGCGCAGCTGGTGCGAGGAGGCCATCGAATGAACAATGGGCAGATTAAAGATATGAGAGAATGCGAACGGATGGCTGAAAACGGACGGGATAAGGACTGTTCGGAATGCAGTTGCAGCGTTTGCCTGGCGAAATTGCCAGAGCGCTTATCAGCCAATGAATATCAAAAGGACTGCCTAAGAACCGCCAGAGCTCTTGACAGTGAATACTTGATCATGAGCAGCACTCTTGGGATCGGCGGCGAAGCTGGCGAAGTCATCGACCTGATTAAGAAGTGGAGATACCACGATCACGAGTTTAATTGCAGAGATTTAGCTCTGGAACTCGGAGATATTCTCTACTATTTGGCCACTATGGCAAAAGGCATTAACTATGACCTTGAAACAATTATGGCCATGAACGTGGATAAGCGAAAAGGTAGATATCCTAACGGATTTGATCCGCTGCTGTCGATCCACAGGGAGGAAGCCAGATGAAAATTGAAAAGCTTATTGAGGAGCTTGAAAAGATCAAAGCCTCTGAAGGAAATATAGAATGCGTAATTGAGGCAGATGATTTGTTCGGGCACAGAATAGAATCCACGATTGAGACTGTGCAGATCTGCTGGTTTAATGGTGAATCCGCTGTACGTCTCTACTGGCAAATGTTCTAGGGGGCCGATAAGCATGGCACAAAAACGGCACATAAACGAGTTTATGAAGACCGGCTTTGCCAACAGTGGCAGAGCAGCGGGGCACGGGATAGTTGAGGATAGGTACGATGAGGAAAGCGGACCAGAGGGTTATGTTAAGAGAATGACATCCATTCCAATCAAGTCCCGAGAGGAAAGGGCAAAGGAAAAACACGAAAACGAACCCGTCAAAGTTTATTTTATAGACGTCGTTCGCTAAAGAAAGGAAGTGCGAGGTAGTGATTATATGCGGTGGCAGGAGAAACGGAAAGACTACCGAGTTAATTAAGTATGCGTCTAAGAACGGACTCTATATAGTATGCGGAGATAAGAAAAGAGTAGAGATTATTGCAAAACAGGCTAAAGAGATGGGATTAGACCTTCGCTATCCGATATGCCTACAAGAGTTACCTCTTAGGGGTCGATTTATTGATAAGGTGTGTGTTGATGACGCTGAGTACATTTTGGAACGAATAATTGGAAAGTATATAGACGTTATGACCATAAATGACAGTGACGTATTGACGTTGAGTGGTGCGCTAAAGGCCACAATAGCGTCGAAAGAGGAGTGACAGCATGTACGGCATCTGGAATAAATTCAAATTCCAGTGGGAGTTTGGGATCGAAGAACCGACCTACTGGAAGGCGCACAAAGCCCTGCGGAAAGTGGTGGGCTCAAGGGATGTATTCAAACAGAGGTATGTGGTAAAGCTCATGCAGGCCAAGGCTCGGGGGTTTAAAGAATGAATGTCTATATCGTGGTTGATGAACTTACCGGTGAGCCCATAAAGGCGTTTGACTCGCTTAGGGCAGCACAATATTACGTCAATTCAATGTCAAGCCAGCAGTGCAAGCTAAAGCTTTATAACTTGGTGGTGTGTTAATAACTGAGGAGGTTAAGCCATGACCAGAGAACAACTCAGAGTGGAACTTATAAGACACAGGTGCACGACCCATAAGGAAGCTCCAGAGATGCTGGAGCATATCGATCAGGAGATGAACTGGAGACTGGAAGAGGCCAGCTACCAGAAACGGTCCTTCATGCTCCTTCCTCCGGGAGATCTGATCCTTGAGAGATACAAAACAGACACGGGCTGGCAGTACGATCTGAAGAGGATGTGATTTAATGACGCTGGTCGGTGATGAGGGTGTACTCGCCTGTTACTACGCCGCTGCTGTCGGAGTTTTTCCAGAAACAGCGATGCACGACCTCGGAATACTCAAGATAAGCCAAAAAGAACGCTGGATTTTAATGTATGAATCCTACCCCGTATTAAAAGAACTGGGCTTTGACAACAAACAACAAGCGAGAATGTGGGGCGTGAGAACTATGGATTTTAACACTTTTAAAAGTAGGGGCAAACGACTCGTTGAATCAAATGCAAATGAGTCTAAATGACGCCAGGAGGTAGCACAATGGCGATTGCAGAAAAACCAAACATCAAAATCAAATACGACGGCGCCCTGACGATCGCCACCGGCCACTCCAGGAAGGAAACCAACTGGCGGACCAGGGAAACCACCTGGAGCGAGTTCCTGCTCAAGATCAGTCAGACCATGACCACTCACGAGACGCTGCCAGAGTACATGAGAATGGCAAAGCCTAAGCAGGACGAGATTAAGGACGTCGGCGGTTTTGTCGGAGGCGCGCTCAAGAGTGGCCGCAGGAAAGCAGACAACGTGGCATGGCGGAGCCTGATCACCCTGGATGTGGACTTTGGCACTCTGGCTATGTGGGACAGTCTTGAAACGCTTTACGAGTACGCGGCTGCCATGTACACCACGCATAAGCACACTAAGGCAAAGCCGCGTTTCAGGATCGTCATACCGGTATCACGTTCAGTGACGCCGGAGGAATACCAGGCGATCTCAAGACGCGTCGCGGCGGATCTCGGTATCAACTTATTCGACGACACGACCTACGAACCACACCGGCTGATGTACTGGCCATCCACCTCCACCGGAGCTGAGTTCATCTTCCGCTATACGGACGGACCGTGGCTGGATGCAGATGAAGTTTTGGCCAGATATAAGAACTGGCAGGATCCGCTTGAGTGGCCTCACAGTGAGCGCATGGACGAACGACGCCAGCGCCTCAAGGATAAAGCCGGAGATCCACTCACTAAGACAGGCCTGATCGGAGCCTTCAACAGAACCTACACGATCAGAGAAGCTATTGACGAATACCTATCAGACGTTTATGAGCCCACAGCTGACGGCCGCTATACATACAAGGCGGGATCCACTGCCGGCGGCCTGGTGCTCTATGACAATGACACCTTTGCTTTCTCCCATCACGGCACGGATCCGGTCGGCGGTCTTCTCGTAAATGCCTTCGACCTGGTCCGGCTCCATAAGTTCGGCGCCCAGGACGATGACGAGGATCCGCAGACACCGGTCAAGGACCTTCCGAGTTATAAGGCCATGCAGGAGCTGGCCAGAAATGACGATGCTGTAAAAGATAGAAACTTAAAAGAACGCCTCGAGGGCATCACCTTTGACTATGAGCCAGGGGATGAGAACTGGGCCTCATGCCTAGAGATCGATAGGACAGGTAAAGTCAGATCCACGATTGACAACTGTCTGGTGATTCTCAAGAATGATCCAAACTTAAAAGGGCGCGTCGGATACAACGAATTCAGCGGCCGCCTGTCGATCAGATCTGATCTGTTCTGGCGCAAGAAGTCAGAGAGCGATGTGTGGATCGACTCAGATGATGCGGAGCTTCAGCACTACCTCGAGAAGGTTTACGGCATAGACAGACCGACGCGGATCGCCACGGCCTTCATGGCGGCCACAAAGAGAAACGGCTTCCACCCCGTCAGAGAATACCTCAACGGCCTTTTATGGGACGGAAAGAAGCGCGTGGAAAGCCTCTTCATTGAATACCTGGGTGCTGAGAACACGGAATATGTTCGCACCGTCACACGCAAAAGCCTCGCGGCAGCTGTGGCCAGAATCTTTCACCCTGGTATTAAGTTTGACTATGTGACGGTCCTCGTCGGCCCACAGGGAATAGGTAAGACCCATATACTCAGGAAACTCGGAAAGGAATGGTTTTCTGACTCTCTGGTAACGGTCCAGGGGAAGGAAGCTTTTGAGCAGCTACAGGGGCGATGGATCCTCGAGATGGGTGAAATGTCTGCCACCAAGCGCGCAGAGGTTGAAGCTATTAAGCTCTTTATAAGTAAGGAAGAGGATGTGTTCCGCGTCGCTTACGGCAGACACACCGAGGTATTTAAACGCCAATGCGTGTTCTTTGGCACCACGAACGACGGGGAATTCCTCACCGACAAAACAGGTAACAGACGGTTCTGGCCTGTGCGCTGTGCAGCCCAGCCACGAAAGAAAAGTGTATTCAATGATTTATCGCCGGACGAGATTGACCAGGTATGGGCGGAAGCTGTGGAAATCTATGAAGCTGGGGAGCAGCTTTACCTCACTGAAGAGATGGACAAGATCGCTAGGGAGATGCAGGAGCTGCACACCGAGGAATCACCAAAAACGGGCATGATCAGAGAGTTCCTTGAGATGCCTCTTCCCGAGGACTGGAAGGACATGGACCTATGGCAGCGCCGGGAATATGTTGTCAGCGGCGGGGATGCTATGGCAATAAACGAGAGAGACCGCGTCTGCATTCAGGAGATTTGGTGTGAATGCCTGGGCGGAGATCTGAAGCAATTAAACTGGGCGGTGTCGAAAGAAATAGGCGATATTCTAAGATCCATGAAAGGCTGGAGACCTTATGACAAAGCGGGAGGGCGTTTAAAGTTTGGAAGTTTATACGGCCAACAGCGTGCTTTCGTGAGGAGATAGCGGTGTACAGGCTACGGTTGACAGGCTGTAAAGGGTGACAGGCTGTAAAAGTTCAAAAAGGTGACAGGCTGAATGTTGTCACCTTTGACTGTCACCCTCGCTTAAACCTAGAGCCCCAACAGTTATAACCCTATAGTGTACAAGGTGACAGGTTTTATATAAAGAGTTAAAAATAATAAAATAGCGCACGCGTAGACGCATATAACCCATATATATATCTAATATTTAATCTATATGAAAAAACGGTCTACTTTGTCACCCGGAACCAGAAATTGAGGTGTGTATGAGAGAATCAAGTATTGAATATATATTCAACAAATGCATAAAAGACCAGGGCGGCCTATCTGTCAAATTCACATCACCAGGTATGAGCGGTGTGCCTGATCGAATCGTCCTGATGCCTGGAGGGCGTATAGTATTTGCGGAGATCAAGGCGCCAGGTAAAAAACTCCGGCCTCTTCAGCTTCACAGGAAAGAGCAGCTGGAGGAAATCGGCTTCAAAGTTTACGTCATTGATTCAAAGGCAGCCATTGATGATTTTATTGAGAGGGAGGTGATGTCTTATGAAGTTCATTCCACATGAGTACCAGCAGCATGCCATAGATAAAGTTAAAGAACTCCCGGCTGTCGGCCTCTTCCTGGATATGGGCCTCGGTTGAGCAAAACGGTCTGCACTCTCACAGCAATAGCGGATCTCATGTATCAGGATCTCAGCGTCAGGAAAGTCCTGGTCATCGCCCCTAAACGGGTAGCAGAGTCCACCTGGGCAACGGAAGCGGACAAGTGGGATCACACCAGATTCCTCACGATCTCAAAGGTTTTAGGATCAAGAGACAAAAGAGAACGGGCACTGGCAGCACGCGCTGACATCTATGTGATCAATAGAGAAAATGTCGAGTGGCTGATCACCCACTTCGAGGATCGCCGGATCCGCTGGCCGTTCGATATGGTGGTCATCGATGAGCTGAGCTCCTTCAAGTCCACAAAGGCAATTCGCTTTCGGAAGCTGAAGAAGGTCCGGCCACTGATCAAAAGAATTGTCGGACTCACCGGCACACCTGCACCAAATGGCTATCTGGATCTATGGCCACAGGTTTACCTCCTGGATCAGGGAGAGCGCCTGGGCAAGAACTTCACGAAATACCGGGATGATTATTTTCTCCCCAAGGCCCGAAACCGAACGACCATTTTCAGCTGGGCCGCTAAACCGGGAGCGGAAGAGGTTATCCAGGATAAGATCTCTGATCTGTGCCTAAGCATGACAGCTGCCGATTATCTGGATCTGCCTGAGAGGGTAGACGTCACGATCCCGATCGAGCTGCCGGCAAAGGTAAGGGCGCAAATGGAAAAACTGGAGCGCGACGAGATCCTGAAGCTTGAGGACAGCGTGATCACGATCAGCACGGCCGCCACTCTCACCAATAAGTTTTTACAGATGGCCAACGGCGCTATCTATGACGATGATCACGGCGTCACAGAGCTGCACGACGAGAAGCTAAAAGCACTAAAAGAGCTGACGGAAGAGGTCGACTCACCGCTGCTTGTGTTTTACGCTTTCAGGCACGACCTTGAAAGGATTCGCCGCCAGTTCCCTGAGGCGCGCACCCTGGATAAACCTGAGGACGTGGACAGCTGGAACCGCGGAGAGATTAGAATGCTCCTGGCGCATCCAGCGAGTGCAGGGCATGGTCTTAACTTACAAGCTGGCGGCAGTGTGGTGATCTGGTTTGGTCTGACATGGAGCCTCGAACTCTATCAGCAGGCAAACGCGAGACTCCATAGACAAGGACAGCAGCGAGGCGTAATAGTACATCACCTGATCGCTAAAGGCACAATGGATGAAGAGGTCATGAAGGCCCTCACGATAAAGGACTACACACAATCAAAGCTGATAGATGCGATCAAAGCGAGGATTGAAGCATATGGCGGGAAAAAGGAAGACGTATAAACCTAAAAAAGAAGGGCGGCTAAAAGTTGACATTGTGCCCACTTATCCACAGAATCCACAAAGAGAGGCCGCCTATCATGAAATATGTGCCAGGGGCCTCGAGCTTAAAAGCTACAAAGTAGATCCGGAGGAACTAAAAGCGAAGTATGGAAAGCCAAAGGAACCGATAAAACCACAATGGCCCTATACGGGTCATCCACAGGAGGACGACGAGATGGCTAAATGGTCAAAGGAAAGTGTCATAGAAGAGGTCCAGGCGCTCATGAACGAATTAGGCATTGAATGCCTGCCAAGCTCAAAAGTCATAGAGGCAAGAAACGCCAGTTTGAAAGTCATGATACAAAGATTCTGCGGAGGTATGAAAGGCCTGGCGGAAATGCTGAATGTGAAGACGTGGCAGGAATACAGACTCGAGGAGGAAAGAGCCGTGAAAGCATCGCACGAAACTGAAGAAAAAGTACAGAATCACATTGAAACCGTTTCAATCCCATATCTCATGCCAGGAGCAGAACCGCTTAAGATTCCTGAGAATATGCGCTACCACTACGACAGGTTTACAGACAGGATCCAGAAGCTGAAGCAAGAACTCGAAGAGGCAGAACATCATCTTGACGGCTTTATCTTCGCAGCTGAGATTATGGGGGTGGAACTGTGAAACAGATCTATCTCAAAACCCCTCCAGCTTGTGACCACTGCGGCCATGTGCCTATGACGAAAGAGGGCATATGGAAGACCGAAGACGGCCGATTCTATTGCAACAACTGTCATGCCAAAATCGAAGCAACTGATCAGGATTAGAGGAGGTGCAGGATGTCTAATTACAGCAGAGAACGCGCAGCATTTAGGCTCATCGAGTGTGAGCTTTACAACTATCATCAGACTAAGCATGAACTGGAATCCTACCGAAACGATCTCATAGATTCATCCGGGAATACAGGTGTGGGCGGACCAGGATCCGGCCCAGGTGATCCAACATCAGTGAAGGTTCTGGCGCTGAACAACAGCATTGCAATCAGGGAGATGGAGCGCAGGATCAAAGCCATAGAGCATGCACTCCAGATACTTGAGTGTCATCCTGATAAGGGCAGAATCAAGTTGGTTAAGCTGAAATACTTTGAACGTGAATTAACCGATCAAGGGATATGCATGAGACTAAACATCTCAGAGCGCACGTTCCGGCGCTGGAGAACAGACGCTGTTAAGATAATAGCTGACAGACTAGGCTATAAAATACAATGACCGAAACATGGCCGTTAATGCAGTACTAGATGTGCTAATATGAAATCAGTAATAATAGGTCTTCAGGGCCGCCAGCGATCAGGACACCTCCTTTCGCCAGGCGGTCATTTTAATGGCAGTTCGTACCGCGGTGATCTTAGGACCCGCGGTCTTTTATTGCCGTCAACCTCTTCGGGGGTGACACACATAATAAAGGCCCGTGGAACTCCACAGCCAATTAGTGGATCACGGGCCTCGCCTACGGGCGATAGGAGGCGACGTTTTGAGCAAGCCGATCATTTATGTTGACGGCGAATTCGAAGTTGTCCTGGACCGCGGATCTCTGGTGCTATGCAATCGCGACGGGACTTACGAACATCACGCGCATTTTAAGAAGATCAAGCGCGGCAAAAGCTGTTACGATCTTCAGCACATTATCCGCTGTATCAGATACTGCAAAGAGAAAAGGCTTCCGACAAAATCAGAGTGGATGCTAAGAGCCTTGGCACGGATCACCCTGGATGACCGGTACCGTGAAGCTATACTCCAGAAACTCAACAAAATGGAAAACCACTACATAAACATAAATAAGGGAGTGGCGCGATGAAGGTCGAGATCAATGGACTGCCCTGGATGATTGAAGAGGTCGAGCCAAAGACCGAATCAGGATTCTTTGAGATAGAAGGAACTCCTTGTGTAGGCGCCACTGACTTTTTAAAACAGAAAATCATGCTGCTTCCTGATACTGAGACCACAACAGGAAAGCGCAGAACTTTGATGCACGAGCTGGCGCATGCGATATGCTTTTCTCATGGCCTGGGTAACTTTAGAAGATTCAATCATGAGCAGCTGTGCGAGTTTGTTGCGCATCACTCTGATTTCATAGTCAGAATTGCAGATGAATATATGAACATGTGAGGTGAGACTGATGAAGCTGACTGCAAAACAAAAGGCGTTTGTGGACGAGTACCTTATCGATCTGAATGCCACGCAGGCAGCGATCAGATCTGGCTACTCGAAGAAGACAGCAAGGCAGATTGGTGAAAAGAATCTCAGTAGGCCCTATATCCAAGCTGCGTTGGAGAAACGTATGAAGGCAAGGCAGAATCGCACAGAGATAACCCAGGATCAAGTCATTACAGAACTCGCTAAAATTGCATTTGCGAACGGGGCCGATTACGCTCAAGTCGTTGAGCGGAAAAGACGCGTACCGGTTTTTAGTGATGATGGTGAAATCACCGATTATGAGGAGATCCCGTATCAGGATGTAGATCTCACGCTCACTGAAAATTTGAGTGAGAACTCAAAGGGTGCAATTTCTGGAATTAAAATGACAAAGAACGGGATTGAAGTAGGCACGCATGACAAAGTCAAGGCGCTTGAGCTTCTCGGTAAACATCTCGGAATGTTTGTTGAAAGATCTAAACTGGATGTATCCGGAGAGCTGTCAGTCACGTTTGTAGATGATATCGAATGATGAAGATCCGGCTCTCTGATAAAATCCTCCCAGCATTTCAAGATTTTCATAAGTCTCTCAAAGCTGAATATCTTTATTACGTTCTCAAGGGTGGCCGCGCCTCTTCCAAGTCGACGCATACAGCCATTGAGCTGGTGCTTCGCAGGATGAAATACAATTCCCACGCACTGGCCATAAGAAAATACGGCGTTTACCTTGAGAAGTCCGTATATGAGCAGCTGAAGTGGGCGATCAATTTTCTTGACGTCCGGCATTTGTGGCATGAAAAGAAATCGCCTCTCACACTGACGTATCTGCCCACAGGCGCGAGTATTTACTTCCTGGGTGCGGATGATCCAGTCCGTATTAAATCTCTCATGCTGAGTGATATGCCGATCACAGATCTATGGGTGGAAGAGGCTGCTGACTTCAAGACGGAAGAGGAAATCAGCCTGATGGTTAATACCATCGTACGCGGCCAGCTTCCAGCGGGCATGCGATACAAGATATTTCTGACCTATAACCCGCCAAAGCGTAAAGCGCACTGGCTGAATAAGAAATATGAGACCTCTATTATCATCCCAAATACCTACATCCACCACAGCGATTACAGATGCAATCCCTATCTGTCAGAGCAGATCCTCGAAGAGATCAAACACGTCGAGGCGACGAACAAACAAAAGTATGACTGGGAATGGTTAGGCCTACCGATCGGATCAGGTGTGGTACCGTTCAATAATCTCCGATTTGAGCCTATACCTGACGAGCAGATCAGAGAATTTGACAACCTACGCCAGGGCCTTGACTTTGGTTATGCGAATGATCCGTTATCCTTCAACCGGCTTCAGTACGACAAGACGCGCCGGGGGATATACGTCTTTGGTGAAATATACGGCCTACAGATATCCAATAGAGCCCTATACGATAAAGCCAAAAGCCGCAGCTGGACTGATAAAGAGGTCAAGTGCGACAGCGCAGAGCCTAAGAGCATCGCAGAGCTTAAGAGCTACGGCATGTTGGCCAAGCCGGTTAAAAAGGGTCCTGACTCTGTCGAATATGGTGAACGCTGGCTTGATGATCTTGAGTTTATCATCATAGATCCGGTCCGCTGCCCAAACACGACAAGAGAATTCGAGATGGCCGATTACCAGGTGGACCGTGATGGCAATATCAAGAACAAGCTGAATGAAACAGACAATCACTCGATTGACTCTGTCAGATATGCAATGAACGACGATATGAAAACTTCAAAGTGGGGGTGGTAAGGTGTTTGAAATTAATGATGCACAGTTTGAGAATATAGGAAAAATCGTGAACAGTTATATCAAGGATCATGAAGCTGCCACTCTCCCTTTGCAGATTGAAGGCGACAAGTATTACCGGACTAAAAATCCGGACATCATGAAACGCAAAATCCAGTACTACAGTCAGACAAAGAAGTCAGCCAGCGATGATCCGTACAGAGCAAACAACAAAGTGGCTTCAAGCTTTATTAAGCTCCTGGTGGATCAGAAGCTCAGCTATTCCATCAATGACGGTATGTCGATAGACTCAGAAGATGCTGATCTGATCATGAACACGCTTAAGTTTAAAACCTTCCGGAAATATCTGCGTAAGGTCGCAAAGGATGCCTGCAATAAATATTACGGCGTGCTCCAGTTCTACATCAACGCCAAAGGTGAGCTGGACTATAAGCACATCCCGGCTGAAGAGGTTATCCGCATCCCGAATGCTGATGATCCAGATATCACGGACGCCATTATCCGCTATTACAGCATCAGCTACACAGATCACAACGGCAAGACCAAGACAGCCTACAAAGCAGAGTACTATGACAACGATCTGATCTGGTACTACATCAAGCTTGACGACTCAGAAAAATACGTTGTCTGCGATGAGCGCTTTGAGCCTGAGAATCCTAAGCCGCACCTGAAGAGGACAACGCGGATCGGGGAGAGAGTTGAATCGGTAGAGGCCCAATCATGGGGTATGCCGCCATTCGCTATTGTCAATAATAACGATGAGCGCCAGAGGGATATGGATCCTGTCCTTCCGTTGATCAGAGTTTGGGACATAGTGACCAGTGATTTCGCAAATAACCTGGAAGACTTCCAGGACGTTTACTGGGTGCTTAAAAACTATGGCGGCCAGGACGTCGACGAGTTCTTTGAGGAGCTGCGCAGATACAAGACGATCAAGACCGATGAAAATGGCGACGCCAGAGCCGAACAGGTTCAGATCCCGGTAGAAGCCAGGCAGAAAATGCTCGATATCCTTGAAAAGATGATCTTCAAGTTCGGCCGTGGCGTCAATGCCGACGATATCCAGGGTGACGTCACCAACGTCCGGATCTACTCGCTTTATTCCGGTCTCGATCTCAAGGCGAATGAGTTTGAAATGGAGCTTCAGGACTTCTTCGATCAGGTGCAGTTCCTTTTAGGTCGATATCTTGATATTAAGAACCTCGGCGCCATTAAGGACCCTGAAACAGGCCTTCGCTTCAAGCGCGCCATGGTCCTGAATAAAAAGGAGATCGTCGAGACGCTCACCATGCAAAAAGGCTTCCTGAGTCTACGGACACTTCTCGAGCTTCATCCGGATATTCATGACGTTGACGAGGAGCTCAAGCGGATCCAGGAAGAGGCTGACGCTCAAGCCTCTCTCTTCATGATGGCTCAGCCAGATCTGGACGGTGATGAAGATGCCCAGGGAACCGAATAAGCAACAGGAACTCGCTCTGCTGAAGCTTGAGAAGGCGATGGATAAGAAGCTCACAGCGTATTATAAACAAGCGCTGGCGGACATCCAGGCTTCCATCGGGGCCTATGAAGCTAAAGGGATATTAACCCAGGCGGATATGTACAAATACGGCCGATTGCTTCAGCTTGAGAAATCCATCGATGAGAGCATGGCAAGGCTCACAGGCCAGACCACAAATACCATTAAAGCCGGTTTAAAGTCAACGGCTATTACGGCGTACCACTCAACCGGCTTTATTATAGAACTCCAGGCCCAGGCAAATCTATCATTCGGCAAGATCAGCGACGACGTCATAAAACGCGCCATAGCAAATCCCTTTGACCGGATAGGATGGCTTAAAAGAAACGCTGCCAATAATAGTCAGGCAGCAGGGCAGCTCAAGGACGCACTCGTCCAGGGGCTTATCCAGGGCCGCAGCTATAAGGACATATCAAAGACGGTAGCCCAGCGCCTCGAGATCAGTGAGAACCGGGCGAAGGTTATCGCCAGAACTGAAAACCACAGAGTCATGAACGCTGCGCGATCAGAGGCCATGTCGCATGCTGAGAACCTCGGTGTGAAGATCCAGAAGCGATGGGTCGCTGCACTCGATGACCGCACCAGATCAGCACATGGTGAGCTAGATGGACAGCAGGTAGACAGAGACGACCTCTTCGAGGTACACGGCTTTAGGGCAGATGCACCTGGCCAATTCGGAGTCCCAGAGTTAGATATTAATTGCCGGTGCTCCATGATCTCAGTTGTAGTAGGATATGAGCCAGAGTTTAGACGTGTGCGCGGTGAAGGCATCGTGCCGTACAAGACCTATGAAGAGTGGGCGAAAGCTCGAGACCTTTAGTAATTCGCGCCGTGTGCGCCGATTATACCAAGCTGGCCGGCGGGCCATAAGCGCAAATCCCAAACAGAGTGACGCTCTATAAACGTCAAGGGAGGATCCGTATGGAATTCATTAAAACTATTCTGGAAGGCAAAGTTGACGAGGAAACACTAAATGCGCTGCTTGCAGAGTTTCCAAAACACGCCATTCCGAAAGCAAAATTCAATGAGGTAAACGACGAACTTAAGGCCCAGAAAGAGCTGGCCGAAAAGAATAATACGACTATCGCCGAGCTCACCAACAAAGCAAAGACCGCAGAAGAGAAGGACTCGATCATTGCAGCCATGAAGCAAGAGAACGAAACGTTCAAAGCTGAAACCGAGAAGCGGATCCAGAACACAAACAAGATGGCTGCTCTCCAACTGCAACTCGCGGGCGAAGTAGATTCCGCAGCTGTAGATCTTGTGGCGGGTCTCATCGATCTTGAAAAGGTGACGCTCGATGGTGGCAAGGTGACAAACTATGAGGATCTTGTGAAGCCGATCAAGGAAAGCAGATCCACACTGTTCAAGCAAGTTGACGTTGGCGGCGGTACGCCTCCGGGCGGTAAACCAGCTGGCGGCAAAAGCGTTGCTGAAATGTCAGACGAAGAGTATTTTACATCCATCGGCCTTAAGCCGGTCCTATAAGGAGGTAATTCATAATGCCAAATACATTTTTAACCGTAAATGAAATTGCAAAACGCGCGCTCCCAATTCTCCAAAGCAATCTGGTCATGCCAGCTCTAATTAATGTTGACTATTCAGATACCTTCACGAAAAAAGGCGATACCATTCAGGTGGAAAGACCGGCTGTTTATGTTGCAGATGAATTCGGCAGCACAATCAACCTGCAAAACATTAACCCACGTCCTATTCTGGTCAAAATGGACAAGAT